ATTCTACATCGATACTGATATGAAAATTAAAGGATTGTTTGATGACTGGATGAGTCTAATCTCTAATCCACAAACAAGAACCTATAACTACTATAAAAACTATATCACTGATATTAAAATTGAAGTTCAGGATATCAATGACAAGACTCGTTATGAATTAACTCTAAAAGAATGTTATCCAAAGAATATGAATTCCATCTCTTTAGATCATTCATCTAAAGATAGCATGAAACTAACTGTTAATATGCAGTACAAATATTGGACAGCATCACCAATGACCGAGTTGGCGAGCGGTGAGACTGTTCCATTAAGTTTGATTGACAAACTTACTAAGAATTTTACAGGATTCCAAGAAACATTAAACAAGGCAATTGGAACAACAGCAGGTAACTTTGTTACTGGTTCTGTTCTATCATACGGAGTTACAAAACTTCCAGGATTATTGAAGTTCTAATAAATACATCATTAAGGATTGCGAATGAAAATTGATGAAACATTATCTGCCGAGTTTGGTATTCAACCGATGGGGCAGACTGAAGTGATAACAAAGACTGGAGAAGTTATTAACGACTCTACAAATAAAGTTCAAGATGACTTCGATGTATCTCGAGGTAATCTTCGTTTATTACTCCAGCAAGGGCAGGAAGCACTACAGAAGTCACTTGATGTGGCTATGCAGTCTGAGCATCCAAGAGCATTTGAAGTTGTTGGAAATCTAATGAAACAGTTGGCTGATATAAACCAACAGTTACTAGATATACACCAACAAAAACAAAAACTAGATTCACCGAAAGAAGGATCTAGAAAAGAAGTGACGAATAACAATGTTATCTTTACAGGTAGCACTGCTGAGTTGAATAAGTTAATTAAGAATATGTCTAAAGGAGAATAATTATGGCTTTACCTATGAATAGTACACCAATTTATAACTTGGTGATTCCATCAACTAAAAAGTCTATTACATATAGACCATTTTTAGTTAAAGATCAGAAAACATTGTTGATAGCACAGCAAAGTGATGATCAAAGAATTATGATTGATAGTTTAAAAGAAGTTATTAAATCATGCGTTACAGAACCTATTGAAATTAATAAACTGGCAATCTTTGATATCGAATATATTTTCACCCAGCTGAGATCTAAGTCTGTCGGTGAAACTGTAGATATCGTATTATCCTGTGATGAAGATCACGGAGAAGATAATGCAAAGGCTAAGATTCAACATACGATAGATCTGTCGCAGTTGACTGTACAAGAAAAAGAAGGACATACTAACAAGATTGAGTTGTTTGGCACTGTCGGTGTAGTTATGAAATATCCTAATATTGATGATGTTAAAAAACTACAAGGTGGTGAAGTAACAGCTGATGATACATTTAAATTAGTGGCTTCATCAATTGATTACATTTATGATGCAGAAGCGGTGTATCATGCAAAGGATCAAACTGAACAGGAACTAATGGATTTTATTAACAATCTAACTTCTGAGCAGTTTGGTAAAATACAAAGTTTCTTTGATACTATGCCAAAACTGACTCATACTGTTAATTATAATTGTCCTGTTTGTAACAAAGCGCATACCATCCTGTTGGAGGGAATGCAAAGTTTTTTTTAATAAACCTTTGTCATGACAGCTTGGTGAATCATTATAAAATGAATTTTGCCTTGATGCAGTACCACAAATATGCTCTATCAGATATTGATAACATGTTACCGTTCGAGCGAGAGGTCTATGTCTTTATGTTAAAAGAATACTTAGAAGAAGAAAAGAAACGACTAGAGAGTAAATAAATGGAACTCGTACTACAAAAACAATCTAACCAACTGGCTGAATCAGGCAGTAGACCAATAGGATCCTCTGGTGGCGGAGGTGGATCAGGTGCAGCTGGTGGAATGGGTAACTTGGCGCAGGAACTAATTGGTTCTTTACAGGATTTAACATCTGGTATAAGAAAGTTAGTGACTGCTGTTCAATTTAATACTAGAGCGATTAGTAGTATACCATCTGCTGGTGGTGGCGATGGCAAAGGTTTAGAAAACGAAATTGAAGGTAATAGAGCCAGAGATGCTCAGACTGGATTGTTAAGTAAGATCGAAGAAAACACTCGTGGTATGGGTGGTGGCAAAACTGAAAAGAAAGACGATAAGAAAAAAGAAGGATGGACTTGGTTAGATACCATTAAAACTTTTGGTCTTGCGATTGCTGCTGCGTTGGGTACAATCTCTGGTTTATTTTCAGCGCAGATTAAAACTATGAAATTCTTTGGTAGTCTTCTTATGAAGGCTGCTGAAGGTATTGGTGATATCTTTAAAAGATTCGCAAAGTTTTTAGGACTAGATGAAATTGGTGCGAACATTCAAGAGAAGTTTAAGAAAATTGTTGATTTTGTTGATGATATCACCAAAGGATTAAGAGAACGAATTGGTAATATTGGTAAATCAATATCTACATTCTTTGAAGAATCGATGGCGAAGTTTAAAAAGTATTTCTCTTTCTTCGAAGAATCGGACATCGGCAAAAAGATAAAGAGTACTATATCTGCTGTTCAAGATGCCTTCACGAATTTCTTACCTAATCTTAAAGAAAGTTTTTCTGGATTTGGTAAAGAGGGGGTGATTGGAAAAATCTTTACTGCTGTCAAAGACTTCTTCTCAGGTATGGGTTCATACTTTGATAATTTCGCTAAAGTTTTTAAAGTTGTTGGTAAAGTTGTAGCAAAGATTGCCTATCCCCTTGGAATTATTATGGGTATCTGGGATACAATCCAAGGTGCTATCGAGGGATATGACACTGGTGGCATACTAGGTGCAATCAAAGGTGGTATCACTGGTTTGATTAATGGTGTATTCTTGTCATTCTTTGATCTGATTAAAGACGGAATTTCTTGGATCTTAGAAGCAGTAGGATTTAAAGATGCAGCCAAATTTTTAGATTCATTCTCATTTCAAGATTTATTTAAAGGTTTAATGGACGCACTGTTTAGTCCAATTGAAACACTTAAGAAAGCATTTGAAGGATTAGACTTTCAAGCATTGATATTTGAACCGATGTCAAAAGCATGGACATTTTTAAATGAATCTCTTGGTGGTATACCACAAAAGATTGTTGATAATATTAAATTGTATATTATCGATCCATTGGCAAATGCTTTTGCTCCAGTTGTTGATATGTTTAAAAATATGGCAGATAAGGTTATCGGATTCTTTAGTAGTTTCAAGATTCCTGGAGTTGAAGTAGATATTCCATATGTTGGTAAATTTGGAATTGGACCATGGTATCCATTTAAGAGTAATGCAAAACCTGAGGGAACACCTGCAGCAGCAACTCCACAGGGCACTAGCGCAGGAACACCTGAAGCAGCAAATGCATCAAGAGCAGAGTTTGCTAAAACTGATCCTAGATTAGTAACCAATCAACCAGCTGAAGCATCAACTGTTACTAATGCATCTAAAACAAATGCTGAGGCTGCTTTAAATAGAGCACAGACTGTTCCAAGTAGCAATACTGTTGTTAATGCTCCAAATAATGTTATGAATAAAACTACTCAAATCTCCAGACCACCAATTCGTAACACAGAACCTTCGGTATCTTCATATCTTAGAAGTAGATTGATTGCATAAAAAAAGGATCCAACAGGATCCCTTTCTCTTTTCTACTCTAAAGATTAATCTTCTTTAGCGATCTTCTCAAAGTAAGACATAACATCGTCATCGTCTTCTTCTATCGCCTTAGGTGCTGGCGCAGGTTTAGAAGCGATCTTTGGTGCAGATGCTACTGGACGATCTTCATCTTCAGCGATCTGTGCAGCAGACTTGCTAGCAAAAGAATCACCAGACAAAACTTCATTAAGTTTCTTCTTCAATTCATCATAAGACTTGAAGTTCTTACGATCAGTAAACTCAGACAACTTAACCTGAGCAGAAGCGATCTTAACGATCTCGTCATCAGAACCAATTGCTGCTGGCTCCATAAATGCAGACTCATCATAGTTTGCGTAACCATCTTTCTTACGCATACGGAGTTTGAAGTTTGCACCTTCCCAGAAGTCAAAGACATTGACTGGCTTCTCATCTTCAAAAGTTGGACGAGCCTTGTCCATAATCTTATCAAAGATTTTCTTACCAAACTTCCACAAGAACACTTTACCTTCATTCTCAGGATGCTTAGGATCTGATACAATCAGAATATTAGCAGTGAATGAAAGACGACGCTGTTGTTTACGAGCAATCTCTTTGTTTGCTTCAGAACCAGAGTTCCAAAGCTGAGTGTTCAATTCACCGACTGGATCATTTTCACCAAGAGTTGTTAGGGAGTTTTCGATATACCATTTTCCAGTTGGACCTTGGAAGCCATGAGAAAAGATACGAACCCATGGGAGTTCATCACCTTCTACACGAGGTAAGAATCGGATTGTTGCTGTTCCGTTACCAGCCTTGTCACCTTCGAGTCGCCAGAAGCGATCGTCTGTGAAAGACTTTTGTTCGGATTGGGGATTTGCGACTTTTTCGAATGCGTTTGAAATAGCACCAAAGTCAGAGTTGCGCATCTTGCGCAGAGATTGAATATCCATCGTATTTCCTTTGTATTAAAAGTATTAATTTGTATTATCGTTTTGTATATGTTGAATCTGAATGTCATCACTAATCTCAATCTCATCGTCAAATGAGTCATCATTTAAATCATAGTCTTCATCAACATAACTATTTAGCGTTTTCATACCACCACCTTTTCCAGAACGCTTCCCAGAAAATTCTTTATCAGTTTTTTGCTTATTGTATGTCTTACCCATTGTATCACTCTGCAAGTTCTTCTTTAAAATGCTCGAAGATTTTACCAATCTTAATTCTATCGTATTT